CGCTCGCCCAATGCGGATTGGTTGGAGGATGTAACCATTTGCTGTGCCGTAATCCATATATGGCACCAGGAGGCTTAGCCTACGGATGCGGCCAATGTTTACCGTGCCGCATCAATAAGCGACGAGAGTGGGTTCATCGCCTCTTATTAGAGGCTACCCAGCACCCCCAAAATAGCTTCTGGACGCTGACTTACAGTGACGAAAATGTGCCACTTACAGAGGACGCTCTAGGAACTCTGGAACCATCTCACTTGACAGCATTCCTGAAGCGTCTTAGAAAGGCTTATCAACCACTCAAGATCAGGTACTTCTATGTTGGAGAATACGGAGACATCACCGAAAGACCCCATTACCACCTTGCGCTCTTTAATATGCCCGGATGCCTTCGCGGCATTACTCAAGTTGACCGACGCGGAAATTGTTGCAGCGTTTGCGACACTGTCCGCCGAATATGGGGTTACGGACTCGTTCATGCGGGCATATTGGAGGCAAACAGCTGCACGTATATCGCGGGCTACGTCACGAAAAAGCTCACCTCGAAAGACGATCCCCGCCTCAAAGGGAGGACGCAAGAATTCGCAAGGATGAGTTTGAAACCTGGGATTGGTGCAACGTTTATGCCGGAGGTTGCTTCCGTATATCTTTCCCACAATTTACATTCTACTCGAACGGATGTGACTACCGCTTTGCGCCAGGGCCGGTCTGTCCTACCGCTCGGGAGATACTTAACGAGGCTGCTGAGACAGCACGTAGGGATGACGCCAAATGCACCGCCGGAAACTATTCAAAAGAAAATGGAGGAACTGCGCGAACTGCGCGAAAAGGCGCAAGAAATGGCTCCCAAGGGTCTCTATTTGGAGACGTTCAAGAGCCTAATCATCGACTCAAACGAAGGTAAATATCGACAAGCTTTCGCACGATCTAAGCGCAATCAAAAACGGGCTGTACTATGAAACGCAGCAAATTCAATCTTTCTTACACTAACCTCCTCACCTGCGATATGGGTGAGCTTATCCCCATTGGTCTGACCGAGGTGCTCCCTGGTGACGCTATCCAGCAATCTACCTCTGCCTTGGTTCGGTGCTCTGCTCTTCTCGCTCCTGTTATGCATCCTGTTCGGGTCGCTATTCATCATTGGTTCGTGCCTCATCGGCTCATCTGGGAAGACTGGGAAGACTTCATTACCGGCGGTCCGGCTGGTACTGACGCTAGTGTATTCCCAACTATTACTATGCCTGGGTCTGGCGGCGCTGCTATCGGGTCTCTGGCTGACTATCTCGGCGTACCTCCTGGTATTAACTCTCTCGAAGTGAGTGCTTTGCCTTTCCGGGCTTACAACCTGATCTGGAATGAATTTTATCGTGATCAGGATCTTCAAACGGAACTTGTCATCGACGAAACTTCCGGTGCCGATACTACGACATCAACAACTCTGCAAAATGCTGCTTGGGAAAAGGATTATTTTACTTCATCCCGTAGCTTCCCCCAGAAAGGCCCAAGCGTTACTATTCCTCTGGGCATTGACGCTCCTGTGCGCGGTCTAACTGTTAGTGCGTCTGGCGCAGGTGGTACCGTAGCGTCCACTCAATACGGGCCGTCTTCGGGCTATGACCGGACGGCTGGCAATACAGGCAACTATGCTATCGGTGATGGCATACAGAATAATATTCTTAACGTTCAACTTCAGAGCAACGCCGTACCTGGGACTGGTAATCGGCCCCAGCTTTATGCTGACCTTACCGGCGCTAGCGCCATTACTATTAACGCGCTGCGCGAAGCTATGGCTTTGCAGCGCTATGCGGAGGCTCGTTCTCGCTATGGATCTCGTTATACTGAATATCTCAGCTATCTCGGCGTCAGGTCTTCGGACGCACGTCTACAAAGGCCCGAATACCTCGGAGGCGGCCGAGAAACTATCCAATTTTCTGAAGTTCTGCAAACTGCGGAAGGCACCGATCCAGTCGGTGAGCTTCGAGGTCATGGCATTGCCGCCGCACGATCCAACCGTTATCGCAGATTCTTTGAAGAGCATGGGTACATCATTAGCCTCATGGTCATCCGGCCTAAAACTATCTACGCCCAAGGTCTCTTCCGAACCTGGAACCGCCGAGTAAAGGAAGACTTCTGGCAGAAGGAACTCCAGCATATTGGTCAGCAGGAAGTTCAAAATAAGGAGGTCTACGCTCCGCATGCATCTCCCGACGATACCTTCGGCTATCAAGATCGGTATGACGAATACCGCCGTTCTGAAAGCCGTGTTTCGGGCGAGTTTCGCGACACTACTTTGGATCATTGGCATCTTGCTCGTATCTTCGGTTCTACACCTGCTCTTAACGCAAGCTTCGTGTCATCGGTTCCTACCAAGCGAATCTTTGCCGTCACTGATCCCGAGGTCGACAGCTTGTACGTCCAGTGCAAGCACTCCATCCAGGCCCGTCGTCAGGTAGCTCGGACCGGCGAAAGCTTCATATACTAATCTGTGGATAACTCGCAGCCAGGCGCGGCGCGCGCCTGCAAATAGGAGTTGACATGTCCGATCAAATCGACCTTGAGGACGCTATCGCTCGCGTAGCTGCCTCTCTTTATACTCGCGAGCGTTCCGTTCAGTCTCAACATCTCAACGCTGCTGGCCAGGAACTCCCAAATCCTGTCCCGCTGTCTCCGCCTATCGGCTATGTTAAGCCGGTCTCTATCGCCGACCAGATTCGTCAGGCGATCCGTCAGGCATCCTTCGAGGCCCAGATGGCCGGTATGGAAACCGAAGAGGAGGCTAACGACTTCGACGTTGGCGAGGACACCGAGCCGCATTCCCCTTGGGAAAACGACTTCGAGATAGACCCCGCTCTTGAAGCCATGATAGCCTTGCGATCGCAGCCACCCGCACCCCCTGCGGGGGCTGTCCCTCCGGCCGCGGCTGCCGCAAATCCGGCCGCGGCCACTCAAACCCCGGCTCCCGCCGCTCCCGTCCCTGGGGAGACGAGGCGGCCATAACCGGGTCGGGGGGCTTCGGCCCCCCGTTCTTTCTCATCGTGAACCGCGTTCACCTCCCTGCGTTCCGGGCACGCTGACTGCTGTCAAGCGTTCCCGCAACGCAGTGAGGACAACGCTTTACAGCAGGCGTCGCCCTCACCCTACCGCTCGCCCTGATCCAACCGGATCAGGGCATGCCGCCCGGCGAGGGCTCTTTCAACCGCACAGTACATACCCTTGTTATGTACTGTGCTAGGTGACACCACCTTAGAGGACCGGCCATGGCCAAATCTCGTAACCGCCAGCGCGATTTCTCAACTCCCAACCAATCGCTATCGCAGATGCTGGCGTTTCCTATCAGGCCCGCGCCGGTCCTCATACCCGTCACCTCACCTCAACAGGTCCTTTCCTATGCTCCTGATCAGAGATTGTGGTCCCCTCCATCAATCGCGCCTACGCCTCGGGCTGTTCCGCGATCTGCGGGTCGCACCCGCCTTCGGACCTTTTCACCGCCGACTATTGGCTTCGATGATCCGCCAAGGGTCGCTGTCTGTGTACGCAGAAAGACCCGCAAAGAGGTCTTATTTGCACTGAAGAAAACCGGCAAAGGTTCTCGTTCGAAACGTCGGAGAACCATTTGGAGTGAATACTCATGTTAAGCAGTCTAATTTCTGCCGGTTCTAATATTATTGGCGGTATTCTTGGCTCAAACGATAAAGCCAAAGACCGCAAGTTACAGAAACAATTTGCCCAGGAGGGCATTCGCTGGAAGGTTGCTGATGCAAAAGCTGCTGGCATACATCCGCTTGCGGCGCTGGGAGCGCAAACAACGTCCTACGCCCCCGTTTCAGTGGGCGGACCATCCCTCGCCTCCGGCCTCGCATCCGCCGGTCAGGACATCTCCCGCGCCGTGGACGCCACCCGAACCGGTGGTGAGAGAATGGATGCGTACTCAAAAACTATTCAAGATCTGAATGTTCGGCGCATGGGTCTCGAAAATGAACTCCTTGCCTCCCAGATCGCCAAAGTCCGGCAAGCCGGGGGAAATCCCCCTATGCCGACCCCCGGCGACGTTCGCTTCCTTGAAGGCCAAGGCGATAGTCCGCTCGTCAAGGTTTCCCCTTTCTCGCGGACCGCTGCCGACCCTGCTAACCCAGCTATTGAAGCTGGTGCATCTCCGGAAACAGGCTTCGGCAGAACGATTACAGGCTGGGCGCCTGTCCCTTCGAAAGACATTAAGGAACGTATCGAAGACAATACGCCAGCCGAACTAAGCTGGATGCTGCGCAATCAAATCGCGCCAACGCTTGGCTTCCGCAATAATCCTCCCTCGGTGGATAAAGGTCCGGACCAATACTGGTTCTACAATCCGTTCACCCAGGAATATGAACTCCGTACCCGTGGTCGGGGTAGTCGCTGGATAACTGGCGGCTTTAAAAGAAAGGCTTACTGATATGGCATTCCGAAAACGCCGCCGCACACGCCGATCCCGTTCCCGTCGGCGTCGCTCATCCTCCGCTCGCCCAATGCGGATTGGTTGGAGGATGTAACCATTTGCTGTGCCGTAATCCATATATGGCACCAGGAGGCTTAGCCTACGGATGCGGCCAATGTTTACCGTGCCGCATCAATAAGCG